CACGTACCAATTCTCGCATGAACGGTTGACGACGTACGATACGTGCAAATTCAGAGTCCCATGAAGTAAGACCGATTGTACCACCTGAGTAGTTACCAGCGATAGTCATGGTTCCGGCTGCTTTCATAGTGAAGTTCACTTTTCCAGTGCGGTCATCCCCCATTGATTTCAGAGCTTCTTTGTTCGCCTCAACTAAATCTTTTAATTCAGCTTCAAACGTTTTAATCGCTCCTTTATCACCCGCTTTAAGACCTGCAACAACTTTAGCAACATTGTCATGTTGTTTTTGCATTTCTTCCAAAATGGTCTCCAATGCTTTTTCTTGGTTGTCTGCGCTGTCTTTCAGCTTCATTGATTTGAAAGCAGATTCCGCTATAGTAGCGATCAATGCTTTAGCGGCATCAGACCCTACTTCTGTTTTTAACAGAGCTGCAAGGTTGTGCGCTACATACTTTTGAGCTGCGTCTTCTGCTTGCTCTTTTACAATTTTCATTGCCGCTTCTTTTTCGGCTAATGCTGTTTTTTCTTCTTCCGTCATTTCGACTAATTTAAAAAGTGTGAATAAAATGATTTACTTTTTTGACTGCTCGATGGCGGGTCTGTTTGAGTGGATTTCTCCGGCTCAGTATTATTTATGTTGCCTGTAACTGAGTTACTACCCAATACTACAAGGCTTGATTCTCTAACATTTTTTGCCTCCTTAACAACAAAGAAATACGGGATATATTCAAAGTCCGCTTTGTTTGCTATTATTGGTAGGTATTCATCATAACGCTGCTTTTCGGTTTCGTCTGATGGGTGATTGCTATCCATTGCAAGTTCTATAGTAACATACTGCATTCTTACACTTGCTTCGATCTGATCGCCAGATTCTAACCATTCCTTAGCCTTAGCGTGGATAACTTTATCTTTAGGGAACTTATAGACTAACGCCTGAGTATCTCCCTGGTATGGTTGCCCCAATAATGCAAAAGGCATTTTAACAACCATCATTTGGATATATTCTTTACGAACAATTACATCATCAATACAAAGCTCATGATCTGCCACTAAGTAGTTATTCCCTTGCTGCTCCTTAATTGACTTATTCCAAATACCATCAATATGCAGATCGTTATGGCTATCAAGTATGCGCGTAGTGTTTACAGCGATGTAGTAATAGGCATCATCAATTTTCAAAGCCTTTACCTGATCTGATAATTTAAGCAAATCAAGAGACTTACAAGTGACCGCTATACCTTTATCGCAAGACTTTTGTATATCGGCTTTTTTAAGGTCGATAATACTTTTAATGTTACCCCTGAACTCGGTAAACATTTCCTCTTTAGTTGAAAACTCTCGCTTAGGAAAATATATGCTTTTTATCACTTGTTTACTGGTTTATTTACGTACTTCAGCTTTTTGCTAATTGCGTCTTTAATCTTTGGGTCTTCTACGCGGTCACGTATAGCCTTTAGTTCTTGTTCGCTTTTAGTTGGCTTCTCCATAATTGTAACAATAATGATACGAATATATGCAAAAGAATTGAAAAGCAAATAAAAAAGAAAATCCGGCCAAAATTAATTGAACCGGATTTAGTATGACGGAATATGTCTAAGGTGCTATTCTTCCCAGCACTCTACTTCACCATCTATGACGTTTTGTATAGTTGCCCCTAAATATTCTTTTAACCAATCTTCTTTTGATAGTGTTTTAGAATACTCATTTAGACCAGCTTTTGGGTATTGTCTCTCAAATTCAATGTCTAAAGCTATCATAAACATTTCGTAATTTTCTTCTGTTAGTTCTGTTTCGTTTACATCAATCATATTGTTTTTTATAGGTCTGCGTACAACTGTGTTAAATTCAAATCCCCTCCCGTTTGATATTGGCTGAATTTATCCATGAATGCCGTCCAATCGTCTCTTTCCCCTTCTTCCTCCATCTTATAGAATTCATCTTTCATGTGAGCCGGTATAACGTACCAATGCATATCATCGTCTTGAACTGCTACTACTTTTTCCATATTTTTTTTTCTTTTTAAGTTTCTAACTAGCCCCAACCAACTTACCATTAACAATTCTGCCTAACTTGACGTAGCGGTTATATCGATTGGCCGTCATGATGGACTGAGTGCAACGGCAATTAATGCGCTCCTTTGCTGACAGGTGTACGTCGCCTGGACGTTCGCATAATTCGCCCCCCACTAAATATTGCTCAGGTAAAGGCAATATCGTGTCATTAGTCGCTACGTGCGTTGGCCTTTCTCCTATTACACGCCCCAACCAAACATGATACCCATCGCCGCCCTGTTCATCAACCCATGATTGAGCAGCGATTGATTTGCCTAAATTTGCGATTGTCGTAGTTTCGGTTCTGCTTATGGTCCCGGCCCTCATTTTAACCCTTTGCCCTATGCCTTTAAGAAATAGCCTAACACGCCCATTACGATCCATGTCAAGTTCCGCGACATCACCTAAAGCGCGCCTTATCATCTCGACTGTAGTATCATTCAATTCACGCTGGATCTGGTAAACGTACTGCAGCGCATAATCTTTCAGTTTACCTGACCAAACATCTACCAGGAAATCTATTGCGCTTGCCTTAGTTGCCGTTGGTTCGTTTTTACGTTGCCGGTAATACTCAGATTTAGCCATTTTCATGCCCGTAATCTCATAAGCGCGTTGGTAGACCGACTGCCATACATTACGGTTGATTAACTGTTCTACCGGGATGTTATCCGTTCCTTCCAGTTCAGCGTATGTAATAACCGGTTGTATTGACTGCATTATAGCTTTACGAAATAACGGCAATAGCTGCTTTTCCGCTGTCTTATGAAAACGGTTCCAGATTAGGCGTTCTTCTCGGAATTCTTTAAGCATTATTCTGGTTGCAAATTGGTGTTACAGAATTGTAAAACGCACAAGACTTTAGCATCTGGATACGCAAATCTATCTTCTTAAAGTCATTGATAGCCTCACCTGTTTGGTATTCAATTAGGGAATCAAAAACCCCTCCATAAGCTCTATTAAGTAATTCTAAATCTTTAGGGAAAGTATTTACTTTTTTGTTTAAGTGCTTTGGGACAAAACCAAATTTAACGCCCATAGTCATGCAGGTGAGAACCCTATAAAACTTATCTTCAACTAGCCTAGTCGCACAAGGGTAACTACCATTCTTATCGCAAACTAAAAATAAATCTGGGTCACTTTCTAAAGAAAATTTAGGATTTAAAGTTATTACTCGAACTGTGCTCTGCATTTTATATTCCATACACGCAATTTACAAATCTTCCCTTACTTCCGGTGTAACAATTTCGATACCTAACATAAACCCCTCAACCAACCCCGCTTCGTATGCTGCAATCAAATCGGTAGCGTCAAGTTCTAAGATCATAACACTTCCGCGTTTGGATCTGTTTCAATTTCCCCGCTCACAATGTCCTGTATAAGCATAAGGCCGGACGCTACTAATATAGCCTTACCAATATCTCCACCTACAGACTCATAACCATAAAGAGCCAGCTTTTGATCTACACTTAAATCAGGTTTACCGTATACGGATGCTAAAAGCGCCAAATCAGGTGCAAGCTCGGTAAACTCGGTTAAGTCATGGCAGGCGATAATATCAGGCCACCACTGTTTAATGATAGCGTTTAGTTTCTGGTCAAACTTGCGTAGTTCGGATATAATTAGGTTTGTTACTAATGATTTATAGCCGGTAATGATACTATTTTCGCTGCTTTGTGAAGCAACAGGGGTTAATGCCCAGGGAATGCCCATAACAGCGAATATATTTTTCCAGTTGTTTTCCTCAGACTTGACAAGTTCCATTTCGGCAAGGGTATCGCCATAGGGGGTTACTACAACTTCACCGTTTGTAAATTTCATTCGCCTATTGTTACGGGCACCTACCATATCACGTTGCATAGCGTCTTTTAGCATAGACATTTCAGTCGAACCCATTTTATTTACAGGCTTACCTTCGTTATTAATTTCAGTTTTCCCACTAAATAACGTGCCACGCCCACCGTTCTCAAATGCGGCTCCCTGAGCGGTTATATTTGCTTGGTTGAGTGATATGTCGCCTATTGCTATTTCGTCAACGCCTAAGCCCTTTAAATCGGCTAGATTTGGATTCCAGTGTTTGAGGTGTAATATCCGGTTTTTCTCGATTGTGATCTGCTGTCCGTTATCGCAAGTGTATAGGTAGTAGGCGACAGGGCTGAACTTGGACCTGTCGTCTTTAACGATAGTGATTCGGTCACGATCGAGCGAATGAACGGTTTCGGGTAGGGTTTTACGGGATAACTCAGCGTCTAACCCCTCGAAATAAAGGAACCCATCCCCAAACTGATAGTTATACCAAAAGTCTGCCATGCCCTCCATGCCCAAAGTATCAAACAGTTCGTTTAACGGATGATCTTCTAATTCAGTAAGTGTTTGGGATTTTATAAACGCCCTATTCTCATTGGATATGGCTTTAGAATAGAACTTATTGAACTTGCGCGCTGCAGATTTATTTTTCACCTGGCTGAACATAATCGGTGCTTCTGTGATCTTGCGAACGAATATATTTGCACCGGCATAGAATATTTTATTTGAGTAGGCCGATTTATTGCTGAGCCCCATTAGCCTAAAGCTATTGCCAAATGTCATCGTAAATCCAGCGCCTAAAGCCGGAAATGTATTGCTTATTGCCTTTACTATTGGAGCAAGTACGGCACCGCCTACATTTTTTAAGTAGTGAGTTAATCCCATAAGTCAAAAGTAACTCATTTGTTACGTAAAAGCAATAGCCTATTAACCAACAAAGAATTCATTTACAACATCCTCTGTCTTTATCAGCGGCCATGCCACGTATCTGATCGGATCAATGTAATGATTCCATAGGTCAACGGGCACACCGGATTTTTTATCGTGCCAAACGTAGTTGTTTAATTCTTTGATTATCGGCCTGCTTTCCTCTCCGGGGTCTACTATGATTTCGTAGTCTTGCATTGAACTGATACCGGCTGTTACAGAACCAGGTGGCTTATAAGCACCTTCAATATTTAGCCCCCTATCTTCTAACTCGGATACAAGCCTAGATTCCGAACTGTCACCTATAATTAATGAAGTAACCCCCGCATAAAATAAGTTTGATTGATATATAGCATCGGTTGACATACCGGTTTTCCCATAACATCCTTTAACGTAAATGCGTTTGCGCTTCCGACTTACAGCAACCTTAACTAAGGTTGTAGGATCATTAGAAAACCCGTAATCTTGCCCGAATGAATAAGGTAGGCTTTCGTCGAACTCGCCAATAGACCAATTTTCAAATACAACTCCTTCCGCATTATCCAGCCAACCACCTAAAACAACGTGCTTATAATAAACTGCATTCTTGATTACTTTACGATCTAGCTTTTCACGATCTGATTTTGGTGTACGCTCATATAATTCGTAATGTTCACGCTTAATCTCAAAGTCTGTCCAGATGTTATCCGCTATAAGTTCGCGCTCCATATCCAGATAAGAACTATGGATGTAAAGCACGTTTCCTTTGATGCCATTAAACCCTTCAGCTACACCTTCAGATTCAAAGAACTCCTCGTATATCCAGTGCGTTTTAGTTGTCGGATTGAGTAGTAATATCGAAAGGTTACGTACGTCCTTAGCCCGGATTGACTTTTTGATTTTATCCCAATTATCGAAACTAGGCATTTCCTCGGCTTCCTCTAACACGAATACTGAAAAGTCTTTTAGAGATTTAAGGGAAGCTGTTTGATTTCCTGAACTGGTTTTAATACCCTTGAATACTACCTTGCTATTATTCCCTGTACCTATAATCCTGTCTTTTGTTACCTCAAAACTCGAATGTGCGTTAAGCATTTCGATCTTTTCGGTAAACTCTGGTATAATAGAATCCTGCGCAGATGTTAGCGTGTACCTGGTATAAAGAACCCTATGAACGAAATCTTTAGCTGCCACACATGACCATGTACCTACCGCAAATGACTTTTGGCTATTACGTCCCCCTGTTATGATAACCGTATCAACTGTATACAGCGGATTTCCGGGTTGAGCTGATAGCCATTCAAATAAGGGTTCGTACTTTTCGGATAGGGTCATTAAAAAACTGTGTTAATGTCGATCGCTAGTCCAGCGGGTATAAGGCCGAAAACGTCGAAATTGTTGGATATAAGCCAAAAATAAAAATGAACAGTGATATTTTCTGTTTTGGTGTAGTCTTTTAAAATTACATACTCGTCATTTCTTGACTGAGCTTCGCTTGAAGCAATTTCCATCCATTTATATGAACTATTATGCAAATCAGACATTGGCCTAAGAATCGGTTTGCATAAGTCAATTTGCTCTATAGGCCCCATTATATTACCATTATTCATAGTAATATACCGTATTTGGTTATTTTTATTTAGCCTTTTCATATTAAGATTATAAGGTAAATAAGGCGCAAGGTGTTTTAGTTCTAATTTCATCCTGCAATTTACAAAATCAAATCGACCCAAAACGTAACAATCCAGTTACTTCTGGCTACCCTTACTAAACGATATCGGGGTAGGGGACATGGTGCCGTCTTTACTTGAATGGTCAACTTCTTTTTTATCAACCCATCCGAAGCGGTTTTTCATGTTCATATACCAACCGGTATAACTAAAGTCCTTATTTTCAAGGTTTTTACGGCCTTTTCTAGTCCACCATGCTTCAGATAAATCCTTACATTTTTTTATGGTGTCGGAAAAATGTTCCTCGCGTTTAGCAATCTCGTAAAAGCTGTCACGTGATATATCCAATTCAACAGCCAATTCAATGATAGAGGCACCCTCTTCTGACAACGCTACAACATCAATTCCCATCCATCTGGTAAATCGCTTAGTTCTATTCTAGGTCTGCCCATGTTACTTAGTCTTTAATTCACTTTCCTCTATTGGAACTGGAATACCTACGCATTGCCAGAACTCAGTATAAGAACGTGCTATTTTATATTCGTGATTCAAAGATAAGCAAAGATTTTGGAACTTAACCTGATCCGGTGATTGATGCCCATCTTCTGTTTTTAATTCAATCCAAAGTATGGATCCGTTATCTTTCATGTAGGCCCAATCACTTATTCCTGGCTTAACACCCATCGTACGCATCTTGTTTCCGTACTGTTTAGATTGTGCATTTGTCCAGATACAAAATAGCCTCTGTTTTTCGGCATGGTCATACAAGTGTGTGTTATTCCAAGCCTCTGATATTTTCTGGTGTAGTATTTCTTCTTTTCGGTTCATTTTATTCTTTTTAGTTGTATTAGGGCACTTAGATTGGTAGTTAGGGCACGTCTAGGGCACATAGAAAATAGCCAAGTGCCCTGATTTTTGTTGGTTTAAAGTGCTTTAAAGTAGGTTAGGGCACTTAGGGCACTTTAAAATATATACTTACGTGTGAAAAGTATATTTATATATATAATATAGCTTTTTATCCTGCCCTAAGTGCCCAATCATTGTTTATTTATATTTAAACGGTGTTTTTTACTCTTTTTATGTGCCCTAACAAGTGCCCTGAACCTGCCCTGTAGGGCACTTGGTTAAAACTTAAAGTACCTAATTCCATTCGTTTTCCCCTCATAAATATCTAATTTATGGAAATCTGAGTAAGCGCGAACGTAGTTATAAAAAGTTTTTGCAGCTATTTTTGATGTTTGATTTTCGCGCTTAAATCTTTCGTAAAATTCAACTCGATTTATAGATACTTCTTTGTCTGGCATATAATCTTCCATAAACTCTAGGAATTCTGATGATGTTTCGGCCATTAACTTCTTTTCTGGTAGGTTTATAAGCGTTTGAGCGACTATACCCTTTTGTATATAAAACTGGCAACACTCAGCTATAAAAGCGTCAAATTCATTCCATTGAACTTCATTCCATTCATAAAACATCATTCTGCCAAATTCGTCGTATGGCGTTTTTGATTTATTGTAATATTGCGCTATTTCAAGTTCATTCCTACGCCTATCGTTACTATTACCAGATCCCTTAATAGCATAGTTAGTTGTTATACCAACCTTTGGACTTTTATCAAATGGGATGAACATTTCATCTTTTCCTTTCTTTTCAGTCACTATCCCCTCGGTTATTATAGAAAAACAACGCTCGAAATCAAAGTTTTTATTTACGTCCTGGAAGCATATTAACCGGGTATCTTCAGTAACCCTTTGGTAAAGAAAATTCTTTTCAAATGTAAATGTTTTACCGTCAATGGTCAATATTTTGATGCATTGCTCCAAAGCCTTTATGATAATGCCTTTCCCTGTACCGCCTTCTGGGTTGTTAGATATTACCTCATCATTAAATATTACAGCAGGACAATAAGCTGGATTTTTGTAGTTATGTAAAATAAAACCTATGCTGCTGCATATAGATTTATATCGTTCTAAATCCGCATTTGATATATTCCAACAGAACTTTTTAAAGTCTGAACCTGGTATTGCCTCGGGATTGAACTCACGCTGAATAATCTGACTTTCCCAAATATACCCGACCATTTTAGAGTAAGGGAAAGTTGTAATTTTATCTTTTGTTATTTTTACTATGCAGTTCTGGAAGTATAATTGCATAGCATCTTTAGTGTCCTTTTTGAATTCTACCTGTTTATCTGGCAATGTTTCTAAAAATTCGTCATTAACACACTTACCTATATTTTTCAAAAAGAACTCATAAATGTGTGCACCCTCTTCTATCTTTACGAAATCAAGTATTTCATCCTTCATGTCTTTTTTACCTACCTCAGACACGATATTGTCTATTATCCGAATGTAGATATGTTTCTGTTTAGACGTTCGGAATAGGTAATATCCGCGTGTTGTTAAAAATCCAGCGATGTCGATGTAGTTAAATTCCCATCCCCCGTTTGGTTTTGGCCTCCATAATGTAAAGTGGGCAAATTTCCTTTGCGCCGCTAAGTGTACTAGGTTAAGCATATTTCTGAATTAAGTGTTTTAATAAATAAGGTCTAAGCTCCCATCCGGCCTGATCGTATATTTTCGGTAATGCAGCGCGAAGCATGTCTATTTTTTCGCTGGGTTCTAAAGGTAACTTTTTAATGTTTGAAACCACCACGTCAATAGCAGATTCTAAGGAAATTTGAGAATTTTTCTTAACCGGTTTGTCTGGCATAATATTTAGTTCTAATATCATATCAGAAAATACAACTTCGCGAGGCATTTCATGACCGCATATATGGCATTTTGTTGCTGCCATAAAAATAGTAGCGGTACATTCCGGGCATTCTTTCATCGGTGCCGCGCCCTCTCCTGGTGTATCCGGGTGTAAAAAGTATTGTTCCCAATCGTGATGCTGATCCCAAAATCCATGTCCCTCTCCCTGTACGTTGTCTCCTAGATCAATAGCAAGCCAAAAATCCTTATCCGGGTATACCCTTGCTCCCCGACCTAAGCATTGCATCCATAAGGTTAACGATTTAGTCGAACGGTTGAATATAACAGCCTCTATGCTCGGCTCATCAAACCCGGCAGTAAGTATCCCAACGTTATTTAATATTGCGTCTGGCGTGTTTTTAAACCATGTGAGTATTTCTTTACGTTCCTCCTGTCCAACCGATTTAGAGTCTAAACATTTTGAGTTGTACCCAGCGGTTTTAAAACAATTATGTACTAATATGGAATGTTCTATTGTTGTATTGAAAACAATCGTTTTACGGCCTTTACAAAGCCGCTCATAGTTATGTATTACCGCTTCGACTAGCTTAGATTTTGAGAACTCCGCTCCCATAGCAGCCATGTTATATTCTCCTGCTGTTTTTTTAATTGCCTTTTTATCTACCCCTGTTTTTGGCGAATAGTGTATACATGGCGTTAAGTTTCCTCTATTGATAAGGTCTTTAATAGGAACGCTGGTAACTATCGTATCATAATCAACTTTTAACGGGTGCTTTTTAATTGCGCTTATAGGTGTAGCAGTAAATCCTATAATAATTGTTTCAATCTCCTTGTAATGCTCAAATACCTTTTTAAAGTTCCCGATATGGCATTCGTCAATAATGATCAAATCGTAATCTTTAATACCATGCTTTTTGATGTGATTGCAAAAAGTCTCTACCATATAAACTTTGATGTGGGTAATACCAAAATTACGGAGTGTTTTTTCAGTTTGCGTTACAAGCTCTTCCCGGTGAACTATGATCGCTATTTTAGCCGATATGTTCCGAACGAGGTAACGCTGAATTAAATAGGACATAACAATCGTTTTGCCCCCTCCGGTAGCAAGTTGGACCAGTATTGATAAGTATTTTTGCTGTATTTTCTTAGCTATATTGTTGACTAATTCGTATTGGTAGTCGTGAGGTGTTATCGTCATTTTTTTTGGCTTAATCGTTCTAAAATATAATCACATAAATCGTATCCTTTTACTTCGGATTTAAGTCCGACTAACTTGTATGTTGTGTCTGACATTAACCTCTGTAATTGCTCCATTTTCTCCTGCCACCGATCTTCTGCACCTACGTCCGGGTATAGCGTTACGTTCCGTTTTGCTAGGACTTTACACCGCTTATAATTTAAGTTAGTTAAGCTACCCGAAGCAAGCCAAATATATTTCGGGTATGCTATTGAGGCTATTATTGCGGTCTTTTCTGATTCAACTATGCAAACGGGTCTGCCAGGATATAGGTTAAGTAAATGCTCCCCGAATAGACATATCTCAAAATTGAAATTCGGTATACGTAAAACTTTATGTACCCATGTTATTAATGGCTTAGGCTCTTTAACTCGCTTCCCTGTTTCCGGGTCGTATTGCATTATCTTACCCGACCTGATTAAACCTCGGTCATCTTCATACCAGAAAACTACAGAGCCATGCCAATGCTTTGATGTGCTGATGTGATAAGGTATGTATCCATCAGGATAAACCGACCATAACCACTTCATAAAATTGTTATCGTATCGTTTCGGGCTATTCATTGCGTTAAGAAACGTTTCGCGAGGGAAGTAGCTAATTACCGGTTCAATATATGGTTCAGCTTTATACTCTGGCTGTATCGTGATATTCTGAAAATCTGCACACCATTGTACGGCTTCGGTTTGGGTTATGCCCTTATGAGATTGAACGAAATCTATAACGTCACCAGATTTACCGCACCCGAAGCACTTGAATATTCCGCGGGATTGAGATACGGTAAATGATTTAGATTTCTCGTTATGGAATGGGCACCTTGCTATGTAATTTGCTCCCTCGCGCTTTAACTCGATAAAGTGATGTATCACCTTGACTATATCCGAATTTTTCTTTACGGACTTTATTTCTGATAGTGTCATAAAATAAGTAAGCCCCATAAGTTTCAAGGCATCCACTCCTTTACGCTTACGAGGCTAAAATAATATTTTACATTAACCGGTGGATGTTCGGTTTTAACAAATGTAGGTAATTAATCCGGTATTAGATCACTTAACCGCCTCTTTTCCTTAATTGATTTATACTTTTCGTACGCCTCTGATTTAGGTTGTGTTTGCCCTAAGCCCTTGCAATAATAATCATTACGCAATATGCAACGAGCCATACGTTTCCATGACGGCGCCCAGCATTTAACTTCTAATTGATGCGGTGCCTGATCTGGTATTACCCCATAACCGCGTTTCTTCCATCCAACGATAAACTTAATGAAGTTCTTTTTATAGTGGATCTGCATGTTTACAGGCAAAGAACGCAAAAGGTAATTGGTGTAGCTTTCCCATGTATGATTTTCAGGTTTGGTAATGTCGTTATACCCATTAATATTTCCGCGTTCCTGAATGTATAGGCTTCCCGAATTTACCCCGCTTACTCGATTAAGTAACTTCGACCACGTATCATTTTCTAAAATATGGTATAGCCATAAGCCCCGCTTTTGGTCGTCTCCGAAAGGCTGACATAAACGCTGATTGCTTAATTTAACCCCAGCCATAGTCATCATATCGTAAATCTTATTATGTGACAAGTGTTTGTTTTTAGAATGGAATACCCAAATGTCCTCTGTGCGCCAATCGTAAATAGGGTACACGTTAAACAGACCGGATGCAACTTTAGTCGTCCACTTATAACCGCGGTGCATTAATCCCGTTTTATCAGACACAATAGCCCGGTAACGATGTAAACTTTCATCTGCTCGTATGCCGATAAAACCAGCGGTTAACGATCCGTTCGCATACCATTTACCGAATAAAACCATGAACTCTTCAAACTCCATTTTCGGAATGTAGAAATCGTACTGCGATAAATCAGAAGCTAATTCTGGTTTTTGGCGTACCCAAATATCTTTATTCGATTCATCCCAGCAAACCCATTTAGGCTGAAAATCACTGACTGCATTACGAAGTAGTAATTCCCCGCAAAACCAATGCAATTCGATGTTATCTTTATATAAATCAATCATTTCCTGCAAATGCTCAATCGTGTGCTTGTACTGAGCTTCTAGGTCAATTATAAGTAACGCAACCTTAACACCGCGTCGAATTGCCTCTTCCATTACGAGATGTGTCATTACAGTACTATCCTTACCGCCTGAAAAGCTGATATAATATTTATCGAACTGATCGAAAACTTTACTTACCCGTTCTTTTGCGGCCTCTAATACCGATATTTCTAAATAATTCTTAGTTGCCATATTAATACAGTTCTACTTGTCTACCAATGATTGCCGCTTCGTTCAGTTCGATTTCAGCCAATCCGTTATCTTTTAACCAAATGTTCAGGTATTTCAAAGCCACTTCATTTGCTATAGCTTGTTCCTGCTCGGTCAACTTAAACCATGCTCCTGAATATTTAGACGGTACACCAGAATGATAACATACAGCAGCCTGCCCCAACCATGCGATACGGTTCATTGATTTGTTAGTTAGGTAATGTTCGCATGAGTGTTTCCATTCTTTAGTCAACACTTGCAGTATCTGAGCGAACAGTTCAGGATTACCCAACACCCTCACATATTCAGCTTCACAATGTTCGTCTGCCCAACCCTGTTTTTTGTTATCGTAAAAACCGGCCTTATGGCATTCCCATTTATCGAACGTATGGAAGATACGCGTCTGATCTGATTCGTTAGGAATTTTATATAAATCCAAAACATCCTGCTCAACTACATCGGATAGAACTTCATATTCCCCGGTATATTCCGAGCTTTCCCACGCTTTACTGAAATCATTATCCGAAAATAAATGCTCCAAACCGGAAACCTGGCAAAGTCTCAAAACCTCTTCTTCGTTCATACCTAACTGTTTTGATATTCTTTGATTTGTCCAGTTGCGGTTTTTAAGCTCTATAACGATAGAACTCATTGCATCTACCTGATGTTTACCCCTTGCCCTGTTGTGGCGTATAGTGGACGCAATCCGGTCATTTTTACCCGACTGCTCGGTGCGAATATTCACTACAGGCAAATAACCCATGACGCGTTGTTTTACCACTTTTGATTCCTTACCGACGCGCGAACGGTGAAACCCATCCACGACCTCAACATTTGTATCTGTTTCCCATGCAACAATCGGCTGAGTGTACCCATCATTCAGGATTGATACCTCTAATAACTCCATTTCCGGGCTGGCGACTTTATTAGGATTCCATTCGTTTGCTACCACCGTTTCGTTTTTAACCCATTTAACAAAGTCAATAGGTTCGTTTTTAAATGGGCTGACTTCGTGCAGAAATTCACGCATCCGGTTTAGGATACGGATTTTTTGCTCTAGCTCGCAATGCTGCAGATCGTCGCAGAACTCTGACATTCTGCTGATCATGTAGTTTTCTGAATAATGATTCATATAGTTTTGTTTTTTATAAAAGTAATGGTAAAATTTGAGCCGAAATGTAACGATGCCGTTACAACTCCCTCTTAATACTCCCCGCCTTAACCATTGACCGGATCGAACTTTCGGTTAACCTAGCGTCTGGCTTCATGTCGCCTAAGTATTGAACCGTATACATTCCCTTGTCAACCGCTTTGATATATAGCCGCCCAGCTTCACCAGTCCAAACCTGAGTTTTTTCGGGCATAACCAGCGCGTCCGGTTCGATAACGGGCTCCAACTTAGCACGCAACTCAGGCTTATACTCTTTACCTGGTAAATACTCTGCTCCGATGGTTGACTGAATAACGAACGCAAATTTATTAATCAAATGCCGGACGTGTAGATTTTCGGCTGCCATATCCATGTGATCTGGCGGGACTAGGACTGCTGCACTTTGCGGATCTACCCGGTAAGGAATGGATTTAGCTGTCATAGCGATGTAGTTCAACTCTGAAGCGTTAAACAAACATACTGTTTCTGGTATACCGTCGATTAGTTTGGTTTTAGATTTCTTTGCCATTTAAATATGAATTTACTTTTTCGTCCCACTCTTTATTTAATTCTTGTAATTTGTCGGCCACTAAGCGGATTATACTTTCTGACCAATACCCGCCCGTATTGCTGGGTAGAAATGAAAAATACCCATCTTCCAGCCTATGGCATTCACCTATAAAGGCTCTATCCTGAAAATACAAGTACACCAAAGAATTATTTATTTCTCTGTGGGTTACCATGACACTCGATATTTATCTGTCCCGAAATCTTTAATTAACTCAATGGTCAGGCCCTCGTTGCGCAACCTGTTAAGGGCATAGTCACCTATACGGATTCGTAATAGGCTGTTCTTTTCATTCTGAGCCAATGTCATTAACTGGCTACGGATAGAGCGATACTCGATTGATTCGGTACGCTCTTTTAGGATTGTTGATAATAGTTTTTTAGGCATTTTATTTTCGGATTATGAATTGTTTA